AGCCATTCCGTATGTCCAACCAGGACCAGACGGCAGAGACCCTGGAGTTCTGGGGCTCAGTCAATGGCTTTTGGCTTCAGGAGTGGGGCATCAAAGACGCAGACATCCTCGAGGACAAGATCTACGAGGTGAACGCCTGGATGACCGGCGACATTGTCTGGCGCGTCATTCTGAATCCCGATCCCC